GATATTCTTAAAGTATCCAATATTGCTAGTTAAAAATCCATCATTGCTGTATGATCAACAAGCATTGCCTACTGTGGGATTTGATCTTCAGTTGGCCAATTCTACAGAAATAAGTTATATTGATACTGCTCAAATTACCAACGGATACACTATACTTGTACCCAATGATGCAAGTTACAATGGTAAATGGACCATGTATTCCTACAACTCCACTACTTCAGAATTTGAATTAAAAAGAATACAAAGTTACAAAACATCTTTGGCATGGCAACCAATTGATTGGTACAGCTCCACATTTGAAGTAGGAAAAGATATAACGCATGTAGTTAATATCTACTCTGAACTTCAAGCACTTGCATTAGAAGCTGGCAATTATATTAAAGTTTTAGACGGTGGTAGCGGCAATTGGTTGTTGTACGAAGTATTATCGGATTTAACATTAGATTTAATTGCTGCACAAAACGCAACTGTTAAATTAAACACTGATTTATATGATGCAACAATTGGTCCAGGATTTGATTCATCAGTTTTTGACTCTATAGCCTATGACCCAATTGCTATTCTTGAATTGAGTGGTATTTTTAACAGTGTGTATCAAGAGATACTAATCAACGATATAGCAATAGAATTTAACACATTGTTCTTTAATTTAGTTAATTATATCTTTACAGAACAAAAGAGTTTAGACTGGATCTTTAAGACCAGCTTCATTGATGTATATCATCAATTGAGAACACTAGAACAGATTCCTAATTATGTTAAAGATGATCAAAACTTCTACGAGGATTATATCAATGAAGTAAAACCGTATCGTACAAAACTTAAGGAATACATACCAACCTATAGTCAAGTTGATACTGCAACCGGAGACTGGACTGACTTTGATTTACCAAGTCAATATGATTCTGCAACCGGAACATTCAGATCACCGGACATTAGCAATGCATCAGATACATCTAAATTTCAATCAAGTCCTTATAAGTATTGGGCCGACAATTACAAATATAAAATCACTGACATTATACTGGCCAATGTAGGGTTGAACTACTCTATTGCTCCTAATGTTGAAATCACTGGCGGCGGGGGCAGTGGTGCAACTGCAATTGCAACAATCAATCCATCAACTGGATCAATTACCAATGTTGTTGTTACGAATCCAGGTAGTGGATATACATCAGCACCTACAATTACCATTAACGGTGTAGGTACTGGCGCTCGTGCATACGCATTGATAAAGAACGAATATTTTTCAAGCAATGCCAATTTATCATACAACACTGTTAGAGATGTTTCAACCACTTTACGTTTTGATAGATATACCTATACCAGCAGTAATGTTATACAATGGCAACCAAATACAGCTTATGCAAACACCGTAGTTACTGTAGGTACAGGAAATACGTCGAACGTTTGGTTAGCTAGCGGAAGTATTATTACATACAATAACGAAGCATTTATTGCCACCAATGCCAATGTTACTACACAATCGCTGTTTGATTTTACACGATTTACAAAAATCAATAGTGGTAATATATTGTTAAATTCATTGGATAGAATTAACATTTACTATCAGCCAGAATCTGGCATGCCAGGCGCTGACCCAACACAGTTAATGACGGGATTAGAATATCCTGGAATTAATGTATACGGTCCTCAATTTAGAGCTAATACATTACAAGTTACCAGTGATGTTTTAAGCTTCAACTGGATCGGGTTAACAATCAATAGCAATGATGTAACTAAAATTGATTTTGAAAAAATTGGATTTGAAATTGACCAATCTATCTTGATTGAAGCAAACTATAATTTTAATTTCCAAAACAACGGTTACTTTAAAATTGTTAATGTTGGCCAAGATTACATGACCTTAACTGGCAAACCAATTGAAACTACAAATAAATTATTATTAAGTAGTGCGGTCACTGTTGCTGCTGGCGATTATATCACACAAGATAGTTCATTGGGTGCTGCCCGTGTGTTAGAATCAGCAACCAATAGTAGAGAAATTTCTATCATTCATACTACTCCGGGATTTGAAACTTATAGTAATGTGATAAACATTAACGGAACACAAACTTCTGCTAATGTTATGGAAATTAGTACCGGTGGTAATGCCAATGTAACTATATCATACTTGAATTTACAAAATTATTTGGATTCGAATATTTACAGTACGTTCCTTGACACAGCACTTGGAACTAGACCTGAAGATATTAACATTGTGGGTGGTGCTTATGTAGATACTTACAGCAGCCATGCACCAGAAGAACTTGTTCCGGGTCGCGTATACGACACTGTTGAAATGCGTGTGTTTACCAACAACGAATCAAACACTGCATCATATGGATTTAGAATATTCCACCCAATGAGTGGTGCTGTTGAGTTTACTAGAATTGATGCAAACGCAGTCACTACACTATCAGCAAACTTACGCTTGACAGACAAAGTCATTTCAGTTACTGACGTGGGTGCTTTGCCAGAACCAAATCCAGCTCGTGCAATTCCGGGTGTAATCTTTATTAACGGAGAGCGCATACATTACTATCGCAAATACGATGATGCTAAGTTGTCAACAGCACTGACTTGGGCAGCAGACACCATATTTGCATTAGATACACTAATATCACTGGATGGGAATGTTTACTTAACATTGGGCAATGTTTTTGCTAATGCTAATTCTTATATTAACTCAGCAAACATAGAATTGGTTCAAGCAAACACATTATCACAGATACGTCGTGGCGTTGATGGAACAGGCTCAGCCAATATACATCTAGCAAATACACGAGTAGTTGACAGTAGCCTAGGGCAGATAATTAAGGGCAACACTGCTTATACCACTTGGTTAAATATGTCTGGAAATGTTGCAGACGGAACAGGGCTAATAGGCAGTATTACAGATTCTGCTCTATTCATTAAATCAAAACTGAGTTATACACCATGATAAAAGAACAGCTAAATACTGATATGGACAAAAATATGGAATCTTTATCTAAAAATACAGACACAGAACGCAAGCCCGACGAACAAAGCGGCATTCATGTGCAAGGACACATCAAGATTTTTGACCCAGAATCTGGGGAAATCTTTGTAGACAAACGAAATGCAATTCATTATGAGAACATTTCTGAAGCCATTGCATACAGTTTAGCAAATAAAGGCCAAAGTTACATATACGAAATGCATTTTGGAAATGGCGGCACCAGCATTGATCCTACCGGGATTATTAATTATCTTCCAACAAATATTAATACTAGCAATAGTAATTTGTACAATCCAACTTTTGCTAAAATTGTTGATAATACCAGTGCGTTAAATTCTGATCCTGCTAGGAACAAAATTGAAATTCGTCACACTCCTGGAAAAGTTTACAGTGATCTTGTTATCAGTTGTTTACTTGATTACGGTGAGCCATCGGGACAAAGCGCATTTGATAATTCAACAACACTAAGTGATTCATATACTTTTGACGAACTAGGTTTAAAAGCTCGTTCGACTGATGGTACTTCAGGATTGACTACTACTGGTAAATTACTAACTCATGTGGTATTCCATCCAGTGCAAAAAAGTTTAAATAGACTGATTCAAATTGATTATACTGTACGAATTCAAACGTTAACTAATTTAAGTAGTATAGGATAATGCCATGGCGTATTACGTAAACAAAACAAACGGCACAGCTATTATAGTATTAGATGGAACAAAAGATACTACCAGCACCAGTTTAACACTATTTGGCAGACTTGTACAAAACTACGGTGATCAAACTAACGAAAATTTTGTACATTTACTTGAAAATTTTGCACTGTCGACCAGTCCTGCTTATCCTACTGTGGGTCAACTATGGTATGATACCAGTGTAAACAATATCAAGGCATATACCACAGACAATACCTGGGTAACAGTTGGTAGTGTAATTCAAGGCAATGTATCTCTAAGTGGTAATTTATTTGTTGGTCCAAATGCATTTACTATACAAGATTTAGGTAATGTATCGTTAACTAATAAATCCAATGTTGGAAACATTAGTTTTTACGCAAACGTTGGTGGCACAAATACCAGAGTAATGCATATCAATGGTGCCACTGGGGCACTTGAAGTAAACGCAAATGCTACTACAAATCTTGGTGTTACAACAAAGATTTATGTTGATAGCGAAATCTTAAGAGCCAGCTCCGGCAGCGACACAAATCTACTGGCCAACATAGCAATTATTAATGCAAACTTAGTGGCACGTATCAACGAAGCAAGTCAGTTACGTGCAAACATAGAAGCCGCTAATGTGCAAATTGGTCTGCGTGATACTACATCTCGTGTGAATCAAATTAATTCTGCAATTGATACAGCATTATTGGCCAATGTAGCTATTATTAATTCAAATCTAGCTGCTAGATTTAATCAAACAGTTGCAGTAGAAACTGCAATGCTTGCAAACATTTCAATAATAAGTGCAGGCGCCAGTTCATCTAATGCCAGTATTGCTGCTTTAGACAGTAAACTCAACAGTGTTAATTTAGCCAAAGATGTTTCGTTGGCAGCAAACATGGCATTAAAAGCCAACATCGAAAGTCCTATTTTAACTGGTACTCCTCTTGCTCCGACTGCTACCTTTGGCGCAAATACATTGCAAGTTGCTACAACACAATATGTAATGATAAGATCAGAATATTGGGACGGTAGTAGAAAATTTGTTTCTACACAAAACCCCACAAGCATTGACGGTGCCAATGGCGATATTTGGTTCAAATATATATAATTCATGGCAAATGTCATAGTCAAAACTTTTACTGTAAATGAGTCAATCGAAACTCCTGCGACTCTTTATCCTAGAAGTGACGGACGCTGGTCAAGTTTTCAAAATACCTATGCAGTATGGCCCACTACCGGCAATGAAGTAACAAGTTATATAATTAAAAGAATTTTTACTGCACCATATTCCGGCACTTACTATTTTAGATCCACAGTTGATAATTCCGGATCTGTATCAGTTGATGGGATTGCAGTAGGCGGGACAGCAAATTTTAATCAAACTCCTAGTCCAGTTGCAGTAACACTAACTGCAGGAACACATACTCTACAGTTTAATGTTAGCAATGGCGGAGATGTAGCAGGATTTGCCTGCACGATTAGTAATACCAGTAATTCTGTAATTTGGGATACACGCACCTATGCTGCTGCCACAACCC